ACGACCACCGTTTTTGCGAGGCATCATACCTGGAGGAGGCATTGGAGGACCACCCGCGCCTGGAGGCATCATGCCTGGAGGTGGCATTGGAGGCATAGGAGGCCCACCTTCAGGCATAGGAGGCGTCCTCGGAGACATTGGAGCTGGCACAGGAGCGTTTGGCATCATGCCGCCTCCCGCGGGGGCACCATGCGCACCAATAATGATATTAATGTGCGTCTTGCCCTTACCCTTACCCTTTGTCCTACCGCCCTTGGCGTGAGCCTCACGGCCACCGACAACACCAGGTATCTTGGTCGTTGAGTTGCCTGAGAACACACCGCCACCACCGTATTTCATGGTACGACCGCCACGGTTCTTGTTGACAAACTCGTTTGCGGTATCGTTCGCGTCATCCATGTCGCTTGCAAAGTAATCGGCTTTCTCAAGATGCTTACCGTCCTGATAATGCCTAACACGGTATTCATTGTAATCCATATCCTTGTAAATTTTTGAAGATTTAGCGGGATTTGAACCAGTAACCGTTTTCTTCAAACGAAGAAGAGGCTTTTCAAAAGCAGAATCATCATTAGAGCGACCGCCTTTGGCCAACCCCTTCATCGACTTCTGCAAGTCGTGCTTGTCATCAGCCTTCGACGCTTCCCACTGCTTCATGGTCATGCCGCGCTTGGCCGCGAGCTTTTTGTCTTGGGCCTGGTCCTTCGCGGAGCCTTCAAACTTGACCTTGCCGCCACGCTTCTTGACAAATTTACCACCAGGCACAATTTCTGTGCCGCCATTCATGATTCGATTGCCAGCCATTTGCCCAACCATGTCGCTTGGGTAATCTTCCTGAGCTTTGCGAGCTTGTTCTTGCATCATATCGCGTTGCATCATGCGATCTTTCCGATCGCGTTCATACATTCCAATTTCTTGGTTTTTTTTAGCAATACGATCTGCACGCATATCCATCATTGGAAAAGCTTGCGGCTTTGATTTGGCCGAAACCATTGGCCTCTTTGCGGCAACAGGTGCCGCCGCGGGGGCTTCAGCTTCAACGTTCTGCATGCCTCTGAAAGCATCATAATGTTTGCCCTTAAAGTATTCAGGCGTGTACATGCTGCTATCGTCGCGGCCACCTCCCGCTCTTTTCGTGCGACCGCCCTTCTTTAAACCATATCCGGTTTCTTGATGAGCACGACGTTCTGCCGCCTGAGCTGCCAAAGCTGGCCCAATTGTTTTTTTAATGTCTTCTTTAGCCATCTCATAAACAGCAGGGTCTTCGCGACGAGCATACATTTTATCAGCAACTTTTTCGGCGTCCGATGTTTTTCTAAACGAATCGTACATTTTGCCCTCGGCTTTAGCATACTCCGTGCCCTCAGAACGCATGCCACCATTCGCTTTGCGAACAGCTCCGCCCTTCTTCATCGCACCCGCGGCCCGACCCATCATTTGGTTCTGCTGATAAATTGGGTTCTCGCCAATCGGACCACCGCCGAACTTCTTGGCTTTGCCGCCATGCTGAAGAACGCCACGACCCTTGAGAATGTCAGCCTTGGTAACTTTTCCGTCGCCTGTCAAATCAGGAAACGCCTTGCCGCCATTCTTCAATCCGCCAACGTGAGCCATGCCGCCTTCGCGGACTTCATTCGCCATCTTCTGATCACGGTTGATCAGGTTGTCGGGCGTCAGATACCGCTTTGAACGTGAACTGCGATCCGCACGAAACTCTGCCTTTTCGCCATCGGCCTTGCCAACGACTTTGCCACCTTTTTTATACGCCCGTCTGCTGAGAGGGCGCATGCCCGTCTTAACATCGGTGTTCAAAGGTTCAGATGGTGACCAAGTTGACGAATCAACTTTCTGGCTTGAGTCATTTGCCAAACGCTTTGCCTTTGCCTTCATCGCGGCGCGTGCGGTTTTTGCAGTCTCTGACATGGTATTCTCCAAGGAGTTAGTACGGGCGTCCCCGCTTGCTGCAATCATGAGGGGGGACGGTGCGTATGCAGCGACACACCGACTTTGCTAAGAGCATGCTCAACAATTTTAGAATTATGAACTCGATTGTACGATTTTGCAACGCCACCCGATTTCATACCTTCTTCAACTTCCTGATAGGTGCCGTCCGGCATTAAAATTCTGCGTTTTCGTTTGATCGGATCCCGCCGATTGTCACTGGTCATTGGGGCCGGAGGGTTGCCTGAGTTGCCCAAGAAATCCAAAAAACCACTGTTGTTGCCAATAGGATTGCCAAACTCATCGTTCTTCGCTTCAAAGCGCGAGTTGTCAGGCTGATTGAATTGGTTGCCGAGGTACCTTCCGCCAATTGAACCAAGTGGCCCGAAGGCAAGTCCGCCCAAAACAGAACCGATGTTGCCGCCCATATTGCCAAAGAAGCTATCGTTTCCGCGCTGAGGAGGCATTGGCGCGTTGCCGCCGCCAATGTTGAAACGATCATTGCTGTTGTCAGGGCGGTTGTCAGGGCGGTTGCCGCCGCTTGGGCCAGCAGTTTGGGTGCCAGATCCGGCGTTGTAGCTCCGGTTGGCATCGCGGAATGCTTCTCTAGAGCGATTTGCGTCTGCCGCACCGCCTGGGTTATCGCCAGTGCGAACGTCGCCGCCGTAGTCGTAGCCAATGCGACCGCCGCGAGCTTCGGTGATTTTAGGGCTTGATGGATCAAAGTTGCCGTTGTTGCCCGTGGCGGATTTAATTTGGTGGGGTTCAAAAACAACATAATTTAAATTAGAACCGTGTGAATGGACAATTGCTCCATCATGGCCCTTCTTCATAAGTTTTTGTTTTAAATCCCAGCCATCTTGTTCTTTAATATTATCCCAATCAATAATTGCTGGTTTCTTTAAAGAAAGATGCACAGGTTGGACATTAGCACCGCTCCAATGTTGCCAACGAGCGTATTCAGATGCTTGTTCTGGGCTCTCCGTAAACCAATGGCCTAGTTGTGATGTTTGATGTGATGTTTTTTCATTAGAACCTAGTTGTTCAGGGTCATAAATAGAAAAATCTTTATTTGTCCCATGATACAGCACATGCGGAACATCAGGATGATTGCCTTCTTGAAACGCCGCTAAATTCTCTTCACGCCGTGGATCATCATGGGCAAGCACTTCGCCGCCTTGCTCATACTTCCGTTTCACGTCCACGTTTTTATGGTCAAACACAACGTAGTTATGAGTGCCTTTACCTGAATCGCGTGATCCTGCATCGAGGTAGCGGACGCCTTTAATTCCAGCGTCTTGTAGGAAATTTGTTGCTTCCTCCAATGAATAATCTTCAGAAAGATCAATGTACACATGACGGCCTTGTGGGTTTGCACCGTGTCTTCCAGAACGATCTTCAATTCTTTCTTTAGTCCAAGGCCACCACTCTGTTTTATTTAAAGCATTTTTTACATAATCTGACTGCTCATCAATGGTTTTATCCCAATCAAGCATATGATCTTGATGCGCGTTAATTGAAACCTCATATGTGCGAGGTCCAGCAATCTTTCCACTTCGAAGATAATCTGCTCCTTCTTTATATTCCTTTGCAAGAAGACGGTCGCCTTCTTCAGCGTCAGGGCCATTACCATACTTACTAGGTATTGCTCGATCCGAGTGATATGCGTGTGATCTATCAAGAGAAGCAATTGCTTTATCGCGATCAAACTTGTTTGCCCACAATGCTGCAGTAGCGTGACGCTCTGGGCTTGATTCCATTTTATTCATAAACTGGTTATAATATCGACCGCCCTGACCGCTTACCTCTGGGTTTTCAGCAAAATACAACCCATGACCATACATTTGGTTGCCTTCGCCCGTGCCAATCTTGGCCGTGTCAAATTCATCAAAATCATGCGGAGATGAATGGTACGCGGTAATGCCATCATCATCCACTTCGCCACCGTCCTTATATCGACGTTTGATATCAACGCGCTTAGGGTCAAACACCACGTAGTTGCGGGTGCCTTCGCCTTTAGAGCGTGAGCTTGCATCAAGATATTTGACACCGTGAATGCCAGAGCGTTGCAAAAATTCACTTGCACCTTGATATCCATTAGGGTGATGAGTTGCCAACGATTGATAAAAACCCATACCCGTTGAATCTTTTTCAAGGTGTGATTTAAACACGTTAAAAAGCGTTGGATTATCTTTTCGTGCGTCAAATATGCTTTTAACAATATGTGGGCTCTGCTCACTCAGCGGCTTATCCCAATCCAAAAAGTGATCAGGGTGCGCGTTGATGCTGACTTCGTGCATGTGGCCTTTGTGATTTCGGCCAAATTTATCTGTTAATTTCCCATACGCATCAATTGCAGATTCAGAGACAGACCCGTCCGCATTTTGACCGTTCAAAGCCTCTGATATATGCCCAACAACTTCTTTATCATCCGCATGTGGGGACAGCATTGGAAAAAATTTCATAAAATACTGTATAATTTGGGGCGTCCTTCTTTCAGGATTAAGTCCTGACATTTTACTAATAAGGTCATTTATTGATTTTGTAGGGTTTTGTTGTTGAGCAAGAGCATCCCTATACCCCTGCGCCACAGGCTCCGCTTCAGCAAAATAATGCCCATGCCCGTAAGCCTGTGCGCCCTCGCCAGTGCCGATTTTCTCGTCAAGAAAACCTTCTTCACCAACAGAATGAGGGCCGCCTTGGTACGCGGTGATGCCGCCGCCACTATCAAAAGATTTCTTGCCAAGTATTGTGTCTCTGTGGCCACCAAACAAAATTTCAGGGTTATGCATAATTTTCTCACCACGATCTTCGCCATGATCAGCACGATCTGAACCTAAAACATAAGTGTATGGACCATGATAAGACCCAGATTCTTTGGTTAACCCATGCTCAATACGCGATGTTTTGTCATTAACATCAGTTGCTGAAACACCGTTTAACTTTTTGTTTGACGGTTTTCCATCGTTCCAAACGCTAGAGTTTTTAAGTGGTCCTTTTATTGGTTTTTCAACAGTTCTCAAACCAACATGGTCATAGTTTTGTAATGCCTCTTTAATGGCATCTTCATAAGCATTTGAACCGTTATCGGTGATGCCGCCGCCATCTTCTTTGTGGGGAACGTTGGCAGCATCATTTTTAACCATACCAAGGATATCCTCGGTTGGCGTATCAAGGTCAAACTTGCCAATTCTTGTGGCAACTTCTGGGTTATGGATTGACGCTTCAGTTAAACCAATCGGCAAGTGTTCAAATCGCACATCTGCGGACTCTTTGAGCTTTTCATACGCACGTTGAGCATGGTTCCAAGAATCGCCTTCTTCCGGTGTTCCTTTGGTTGCTTGATATTTGGCATCAACAGCCTTGAAATCGGCGTATTCTTTTTCTGGGTATCCGCCTAAACCTTCTATTTTTTTAGGATATTCTGGATTTTTAGTTCTATCAATATCGTTGGAGCCATTCCATGAAGTTGAAATTGATTTTGGAATTTTAAAAACATGAACGGCATTACTTTCATATCCATATTTCTTAGAATAGCGTTTTGCATAATCAATGGCATAGGCCGCACGTTTTGGATCTTTATGGTCGATTACAAAGCTATACAAACCTTTTCCAAGTGGTCGAATGCCGCCTGGTTCTCCAGAACCAAAGCGAGATGGGTTGATTTTGTCAAAATCAGACCCGCCATGCACGACGTACAAGGAATCATCGCTCATCACAGTCTCCCCGTGAACATAGGTTGGCCAACCTTGCCCGTATCAATGTGGAAACCAGATATTGCACGAACCGGATGAATAAATCCACCACGGGCTTCGTTCATCCTTGGTTTTGACGGATCAAACGTGCCTTGATTGCCCGACGCAGACTTTATCTGCTCTGGATCAAAGGCAATGTAACTGTCTTGCGCCTCTGGATAAATTTTTTTGAACGCATCGTCGCCGAGGTAGCTTAGATCTTCCGGATTTGGTCGTTTGCCATAGTCATTCAAACCTTCGCGGCGGTTTAAGTAAACAATGCCGTCGTGGCCGTGTTTTTTTAAAGCGTTCTGGATAACTTCTTGCGGAAAAGAATAACCACTAGGTTCTTCCACCATGCCTTTGGGCAACTGGGTTTTAACTCGCCGAGCAGAGAACGAACCGTTGTCTTGCAAACGAATTGGATTCTTGATGTTCAGGTAAACGGGGTACATGTGCCCACGTTGCTCGGGCTCGGATCCGGTAAAATCACCCGCTTGTTCTTTTGACCCAAAATGACTGCCCATCTCACTGGATTTGGTGTCAAACTCTTGGAAATCCGGCGTTTCATCGTAGTCTTGTAAAGATTGTTGATATAGGGCGCGGGTGGCGTGGTAAAACACCTTCGGAGACCCGTCAGGGTTCTTTAAGTCTGGGTGCGCATCTTTGTGGAACTCAGCCAAGCTTTCCCCACGGCGTGGATCGTCGTGAGGAATGTAGTTTTCCTGATGCTTGGCGAGCTTCTCGTGTAATGTAGGCTCGACTTCGCCGCCATTTTTAAATTCTACTTGTGGCGGTGCCGAAAGTGCTTCGGAAGATCCTCTTCCTCCTCGGGGTCCAACTCCTCTGGCTGAGACCCCAGATGCGCCAAGTGCAGATATGTTTCCCTGTTGGTCTTGAGCCCCGCTCGTTTCATCAGGCCCAAAAGCCCCTCCGCTAGGTCCAGATTCTGTGTGCCAGTCTGGGTGTGGGATTTGTCCTTGTGGTGTTGATGCTGCTTCATGTGTCAAAGCCCTTGCTTGTTCTTGCGATATATTACCCGCACGAAAATCTTTCCAAATATTATCAATTTTGCTTACATTCGTTTTGTTTGACTTAAACGAAGGTGAAAAAAGACCCCTAATGCCTTCCCACGTTATTGATTGCATTTGCCTTGGCAAAATTTCGCGTTCTTTTGCGGCTCTGCGGTAGGCTTCTGCAACAAGTGGGTACGTTCCTCTGATGCCAGTTATATCAGAACCTGCGGCATTTGGTAAACCTTTTCCTGTGCTCGTATCAAGATTGTGCCCAACCTCAAGCGATTTACCGCTCAATGGACGGTACAATGCTGCGGCCACTGCATGCGTGTCAGCCGTTACGTCGCCAAGCGTTGAATTGGGAACCAGAATGTTATTGTAAAAATTGCGTACCTTGTGCTTTGTCCCCATTAATTTTGACATAGCTTCTGGGTCGTTTTTGTTTTCAATGGCGGCAATTGCCTTGCCAATTTCATTGAAAGATCCCCACGCAACCTTTTTTGGAACTCCGCTATCTGTCATAGCATAATTGCTATCATCGCCTTCAGGCGCAACCACAGCGTATTTCTTGTCGCCATACGTCTCATCATGCAAGCGCAACCACAATGCTTTTGCGGCAAGGCGTTCGTTGTTCTTTAAACCCATGTTATCGATGTCTGTCAGTGACTTGCCATGCATCATTTGAGCAACGCCAAGATACTTTTCGAGAGCCGGATCTGCCCCGTTTTTAATTTGAGAAGCTGTTGGCTTAATCATCTGATTAAAACGATTCATCATTGCATCATCCATCGGCGTATCGTGATGGTTATGCATGATGTCTAAAACGCGATTGCCTAGAGATACGTTTTGAAACCAATCTTTTTGAGGCGACAATGCGGCGTAAACTCCCGCAACAGAATGATCAGGCAAATTGTATTTTGCTGACATCCTATCTGTAATTGCGCGAGCACCATCGTACCATTTACTGCTTCGTTCACGAATATCAGGACGAATTTGGTCGTGCAAAGCAAGCAAGTTCTCTTTCATATGATTGATAAAATATTCTGCAAGCTCGTCGTCACTTGCTCGTAACGCTACATTTTGCGGTACGTTTATATAATTGCGAACAAGATTCATGTTCTTGCCAAACACATTGTTTGGCGAAGCCTTTAAAGACTCCATATCGGAAATCTTTGGTAAATTAGCGTCCGTTGGATCGGCTTTACTACCAAGACGTGTTGGTATCCATGTAGGATGGTCAACGCTTCCAACAGTTTTTTTAGACCCACCGCTTGCCAATCTAACTCGTTCTACAGGCTCAATTGACTTAGCTAACCCCAACACCCCGCCGCCGTCCGCCTTGACAATGACGTGATGATAGACGGGGTGCTCTTTCCCTCGCACCAAAATGGATCCGGCTTGTGGCCCGAGGTCAATATTGCCTTTAGTTGTCGGGCGGAGCCTCGGTTCGGATGGCGCGTTTTCGTATCGCGCAAGATCGACGCCCTTGGGAAAATGAGCGTTCAATGCATAGTAATGTTTGCCACGGTGCGTTACAGAGACGATTGTGTTGGTGTCCTCGTGGCCTTCAGGGGCGTCTTGCCACCGCCATCCCGCCTTTTGCTTAAACAGGTTTGTCTTTGTAACCGCACTGCCCTTGCCGGACGTGCCCGTCTCATCCACGGCATCCCTAGAAGCTGTGAAATAAGGCTTCCCGCCACTGCCAATGCCGATCGAAGCCGCCGCGGATTTGTGGCCAGTCATGTCTTGCTTGTCAGGCATCGATAGATATTGCCCACCCGCCGGACGCTCACCCTCGGGGAACATGCGTTGCGGCTTAGGAAACACCGACATTGGGTTTTGGATGTCTGGAACGCCACCTTCCGACAGCCTTACTCGAGCAACGGGTTTAATACTCTTGGCAAGGCGGATGGCGTCATTCATTGCGGTTGCTTTCCTGTAATGGCCGGAATCACACTGCCGAGAAGCCGGACAACCTCGTCCTCGCTCTCAGGATGAACCGCGAGGTTCTGCGCCAGATCAATCATCTGAATCCGCTCTTTGGCAAGCATCTCTTGCTCTTCGACGGCACTGTCGCGCTCATCCTTCTGCATATTGGCCTGAAGCGAAGCGGCCTTTAACTTGGTGTCCATCACCTTGGCGTCGGCCACCTGTTTTTTAATCTGGAGATCCGCGGCATCCTTTTCAGTCGACCCTTGCTGTTCACCACCCGCAAGCCCTTCTTGCTGTGCCTTGGCCATGTCGATCTGAAGCCGCCCCTGATCCAACGCAATGCGAGCCTGAGCCGCGCCTTGCCTTGTGTCGGCGTCTTGCTTCTTAATCTGCATCTCGGCCATTTCCTTCTGCATCTCAGGAGGAGGAGAGCCTTGCGCCTCTGGCGGGATCATAAACTGCTCAGGGTTCGACCAACCCACCGCCTTCAACGCCGCCGTGTCGATCGCAATCGGATCGTACAGCGTCGGGTTCGATGCCTGAATCTGTTTTAACGCCATGATCTTCATGAGCCGTTGCGTCTGGCTCGCGGTGTTAGGGTCAGCCTGTGGGACAAGATCAACTTGGTTCACACCACGTAGAAATGTTTCTTGATCCCATGCACGCGCAGGCTTGCGGTTCTTTTGCCAGAAGCTCTCAGGGTTTTCCTTAAAGCACTGTACGAGGAGAGCAAACTCTTCGGCCTGAGAGGCGTGCATCCGCTTATGCACCGCGTTCAGCACCTTGGTGGCCTGATCGATCAATGCGATTGTCGTGCCTACGGGAGCGTCCGACCGACCTTCACCCACGGCTGCTTCGGCTGTGCCGCCAATGCGCATGCCTGTTTGAGCCATGTTCTCAATGAGGGACATCAATGTCCCAGACGGTTCTTTGTAAGGCAACGGCATCACGGCCTGATTGATCGGCATGCCGCCCGTCTTGACCAGAGCCCCACCGCCTGGCGGGACGCGGAAGATGTTGGTGTTCTGGCGTGCGCCAGTGTCGGCATACAGGAAGCCTGGAAAGTTGGCATACATACCCGCGTCCAACAGTTCTCTTTGCGCGGCAGTGATGGCGTTGGTCGTGTTGCCCAAGATGTGAAGCAAGCCGATGTCGTAGAACCCCATGCCAGGCACGAAGGTGTACTTCACAAAGTTTTGCCTAGCTTCGGGAAGTTCCTCGGTGTCCTCGTCATAGTTGCGCACGATTGAGAGGATCTCATGCGACGATACATCGATTGTCACCCGATACGGGATCTCGAGGCCAGTCTCTGTGCCCTTGAGCTTGTGCTCGAAGCCGTTGACGTCCAACTCGCAATAGCACTCGTAGATCTCGCGATCCCGATCGTCAGGGTTTGACTGCCCCACGCCGATGCCCTGTTGCGCCCTCTTCTCGCGCTGTGTCGCATCAAGATCAACTTGCTTAGGGGTGGAGAGATCAATGTCCTTGTACGCACCAATGATCTGCATGCGCTTCACCACCGATGGCCGCATCATTATGCGATGCGTAACGCGCTTGGCGTTGCTCAGATCGGTGGCTGCGTTGTTGACGATCAGATCGTCGGCGTCAACCGATTCGGAGACGGGGCGGCCCCTGAGTGGACAGAAGTAGATTTTCTTGAACGCCGTGCCGCCAAAGCCCAACATGAGGAGCATGCGGTCGGTGTCAGGATAGTACTCTCTGGCTGTGGAGGTAAGGTAGTGGTTGAGATCTTTCTCAAGGTCGTTGGCGAGCGTATCACTATCAAGGGTGGCATTGTTGTTGTCCTCCCGCACCTTGACGGGCCCGTCGGTGGGCAACAACTCGGAGCGTGCGTTGGCTTGGAACCGAAGCACCGCCTCAAGCAATAGGGGATGCCGCACCTTGCTCATGCCCTCGACCGGAGCACCATCTGCCGCACCCGAGATGCCAGGCAACTCGATCCGGAGCCCGAGGAGCTTGATGCCTTGCGCACGGTCCTCGATCCACTCCTTGCGGGAGTCGAGATCGTCCTGAATGCCGCGCATGAGGTCTTCGGAGATGCGGGACAGTTCCATCGCGGGGATCTCGTCCACCAGATTGTCGAACCACCCATTGGTGCCCTCGGCCCCCGCCCTCTCGAGCGGACCACCGTCGAGCTTCAGGGTGATGGAGCCGTCATCGTGCTCGATCGTTAACAGGTTGCCCTTGTCATCGAACTCGTGCTGATCACCACCCTCGTCCGCCATCTCGATGATCACGCCATCTTCGATCGGATCTCGATCATCGATCGGGGCGGGTTGGCGGATGTTGGGGACAAGAGACATGGTTCAGATCCTTAGACCGAGTAAAGCGGAGGTGGTGATGCACCGTGGTGGGTGCGCTCTTGATTGTAGTTTTCTTGCACTTCCTCGGCGCGTTGGATCAAGCCCGAGCGGCGTAAATATCTCATAGCCATAGACACCGTGTCAACGAGATCGTCGTGCTTGGCTTTTGGGAAGCGAGCGCACTGTTGGATGACCTCGTCAGCCCATGCCTTATCAGGCGCGTAGACCAACTTGTCCTCGAACAGATGTTGCACCGAATAAAGCCGAGCGATCTTGTCGGTGGAGCCTGGGTCGTCAAGCTGAACGCCGAAGTCCTTCCCCGCGTAGAGCCGCCGCAGTTCTTGCGCGACTGGGATCCCCGCGGCCTTGTTCTCAATCAGCACCTTGTCGGTCTTGTACTTGGTACAGGTGGCGGCAACCTTCTCGACCACCGCGGCCAACTGCAACCGCTCTTGCCATGCGTAGATCAGCATGAGCTTCGGGTGAGGCTGTTTGTAGGTCCGCTCGACCTGATAGCTTGTGCCCCGCTTGGACGCCTCGGCCACCGGATCCTCGGAGAAGACGCCCCATACGGACATGGCCGTATAGTCGTTTTCGGTCTTCTCGGTGAACGCGGTATCGACCGCGGCCACGATGAAGTCGAACTCGGGAAACTGATCCTTGTTCTCCCACAACTGCCACATCGACTGCTTGATAATGCCGGAGCTATCGTCGGTCGGGGTCTGTTGGAACTGGCCTGAGACGGCGTAGGATCCCATGATCTTCTTGTCGCGCTCCACGACGTGCTTTGGGAACCGATCGGGGAAGTATAGCTCGCCGAGCTCCGATCGTGGATCCACAAAGCCAAGCATGGTCGGAGCGGCTCGATCGGGCGAGTACTCCATCGGTATCATGATGTGATCCCAGAGATCAGGCTGTTTGGTCAGAGCCACGCCGCTGAGATCCTCTTCGTGGAGCCTCTGCATGATCAGGACAATGGCGGAGCGGTCAGGGTTATTCAGGCGGGTTGGCACCGCACGCTCGAACCAGTCAACCGTCGTTTGGCGCATGGCCTCGGACGCCGCGCTCTCGACGCTGTGAGGGTCATCGATGATCACGCGGTCACCACGGGCACCAGTGATGGAACCCGCGGCTATGGCCTGTCTGAAGCCCGTGGCTGTGGTTTCGAACTTGGTCTTGGCGTTCTGGTCGCCTGTGAGCTTGACGGTATCGCCCCACCGTTCCTGATACCACTCGGACTGCACGAGACGCCGCATCTTGGTCGAGTCTCTGATGGCGAGATCCATCGAGTGCGAGGCGCAGACATAACGGAGGTTCGGCAACCCCGCCGGACCCCACTCCCACGCAGGCCAGAAAACATTAACGATCAGGCTCTTCATCGCGCCAGGCGGCACGTTGATCAAGAGGCGATTGTAATAGCGTTCGTCGTCCACCATGACGCCATCGGTAATGGCCTCGAGGCTGTCGCAGATCAGGTCAATGTGCCAGTTGTGGACGTACTCTTGCCCAGGTTCCACCACATGCCACGCTTGGGCGATAAACTCTGAAAGGCTCGATGCACATTCAACCTTCGAGATCTCGCGGAGCGATGCCTTAACATCGATGCGCTTCCCGTCGATCATAATGTACTCGTGCTTCATTTGCCTTCAGCCGCGGCCAACAGAGCCGCCTTGATAGCGTCTCGAGCGTCAGGGTCGAGATCCTTTACGTCGATCGTAACGGCCTCAATCTGAAGGGCTCCACCGTCGCGGCCAGTGACCTCGGTGAGCTTACGGTCGGCGTAGTCATCGCGGAACCTCGAAGCCACCATGTGCTTCCAGACGCTCGCGTTGAAGTTGTTTGTCATCATTCCGGATTGACCCGCGGCTTCCCACCAGTCTTGCGAAAGTTGTTTCGCGTGCGCGAGAGCCGCCGAAAACTCGGGGTGCATTTCTTCCCAATAATCAAAGTTAGATCGTATCGTTTCACAAGCCACGGCCATTTGAGTAATTGATTTACCGAGCTTTCCGGCTTCAATCACCGTTTGGCAATATTTTGGATCATATGTTGAAGGTCTGCCAATTTTCGCCATGCAACGCCCCTAATTTGTGGTGCGAAGCATACGGCAAAAGGAGAATATCTTCAAGAGCCCTTAATTCTCAAACGCTCTTGAAGCCGTGGATGCTTTTTCGATTGCCCCGCGTTTTGTCCTATACCTAATTTTTTTACCTTCCCCGACTGGATACCAAGACCACCATGAAGATCCGATAGCATGGAGAATAACACCAACCATGACTTCATCGACGTAGACGCCAATCTCTGTGCTCCCACGGGGGAATTTAGTTTCACGAGCAATTGCGTGTTCATTGATTTGATATTGTTTCATTCGAACCCCAATATGGTTTTAATTGCTTCAGAAAAATGTGGATCAATTTTAGGTCTTGCTTGGAAACGTAATTTTTTCAAAGCCCTCATTTCAAGTTGGCGAATGCGTTCTCTTCCAACGTTAAAACGATTGCCCAATTCATCTAAAGTAGCAGTCTCGCTTGTATCCAAACCAAATCGTGCTTTGATGATTTCATATTCTCTTGGATCAAGGATTTCTTGCAATCTTTTGTGCAAATAATCGTGCGATTGCCCGATCATCATTGACACTTCGGGCGACAATGCAGTTTGGCGTAATGACGATGTGATTTGCGTCACATCCTGACTGCTCATTTCAAAAGATGCCTTGTTTTTCTCCATAGGCTCATGGATGTGTTGTGGCGGGAATAGATCCTCCGGTTGACATTTAAAGAACTCTGCGAGGGTTAAAACAGTTGGTTTCCACCCACTTCTGCTCATAGGAGCTACTTTGAGATTTAAAAAATGACTCACAGTAAGAGTGGAAACCGTGCTTTGCCTTGACAGCTCTCTCACGGTATCTATGCCCTTCATCTGCATGTAATTGAACAGATGGTTGTTTTTAACCGTCAGTGTGACGTGATAATCTTTCATTTCAATTTCCTTTTAAATGATTGCACCGCTGTACCAAGCGTCTGCAAATTTATACAAAGCCTCTGTTCTCAAGCATCGGCCATTCTTGATCTCCCCATTGAATACCCGCGCAAAGTGGCGACCTCGAACGTAGTGCCACTCG